GTTTGAAATTAGGATGCTTCTCTGCAGATTCAATAATCTTAGAAGTTACTCTAGACTGCCTTTTACCAGATACAAAAGTATTATCATCAGAAACAATATTAGGTATTCCATCTCCAGAGTCACCGTAAATGATCTTTTCTCTGAGGAATTTTTCCGGTGATTCTTCTGTGATGAATTTCTTTTGTACTGGTGAATATTGTTGAACATTGGGATATTTATATAACTGAACGAAATCTTTATCTCCAGAAACAATTAAGATCTTTTCTGTGTTGTGAAAGACCCGAGTTAAAACAGCAATTACATCGTCGGCTTCGCAACGAGGAACTGCCACAAACTTATAAGGAAAGGTTTCACGAATCTCGTCTTTGATTTTGTTCAGAGATCCAAAGATAAGATTCCAATCAAAGAGAGAATTTTCTTGGGCTTTCTTACGATTGGCTTTGTAATAAGGGAAAACATCTTTGCGCCAATAGTTGGAAGTGTCATTACAGAGAACAATCTCGCCGAATTCTCTCCCGAATTTGGTTTTGTAAGAACGAATAGAATTTAAGATCATATGACGTAGAAAGTTCTCTTCTACGGTTTCGCTCTTTGTAATGTTTATTTGTTGCATCAGGTTAGAGAGAACAACCTGATTTAAGTCCACTAGAATAGCCATATTAATATTATACTATATTATCTATAGATGTCAAACGTCTTTTTTCGGCAGCTTCTCTCATTTTCCGCTTAGACTCTTCTGAGTGTTTTCTTCCATACATGGAATGTTTTTGCCCTCTTTGCGCCTCTGACATCTTCTTTTTTGTTTCTTCAGTGTGTGTATATGTTCCTTTTAATTTTTTCCTAGCTTCTGATATCTTCTTTCGTGCTTCTTCTGTATGTGTTCTACCATACATAAAATTCTTGTTACCAGTTTTAGATTCAGATAATTTCTTTTTTGTTTCCAACGAAGCCTTCTGTCCGATGCGTCTGTCAGATATTGCTTTCCTTTCTTCTTCTGTTCTGAGTTTTCCCTTCCAAAAACAACAATATTCTGATTTAGAAAGTTCTATTTCTTCTGCTGGTAATTCTATATGGGTGATTATATTCGGAAGGTTAAAGAATTCGTTAAGAGATTCGACGTTCCAATAAATAGTATCAGACATATGCTAGACCTCTATTCTAGTATTTGTTTAGGGAGAAGATAGTGTTTCCGCACTTCTTCTCCCATTACTATTTATAATAAATTGAAAATCAAGTGGTCGGGAAGGTGAGAATCGAACTCACTCGATGTCCTGTTCCCAAAACAGGCGGCCCACCTTTGGCCCACTTCCCGATTATTGGAGCTTTGAACGAGATTCGAACTCGTAACGTCTGGATGGAAGCCAGAAATGTTGCCATTACACCATCAAAGCAAATTTTGGAGCCGAAATCGAGAATTGAACTCGAATTTAATGATTACAAGTCAATCGTTTTACCGTTAAACTATTTCGGCGCATTTAATGTTCTTCCTTTTCCTCAGCAAACTGAGGATGACCTCTTCGGTGGATCTTATCTCCAAAGGTTCAGTCTTTTATCCGATATCTCTAGGTAAGGTTGACTAGATTATTCGAGAGGTCAAAATCAATATTTATTTATAACCACCGATGAGAATTCTGTGCAAGATTAGGAGGTCCAGACCATTTGATCGTGTCTCCATATTTCGCATTAATAATCCTCTCGGCTTGAAAGGGCGAAGAAGCATAAACTTCTTCCTCCGTCAATCGACTCTTAATATAAAAACGACACAAGTACATTCCACGCATAATATATTATACCTCTTCCTTCCTTAAAAGTCAAGCACCCAGGAACAAATATTCATGCCATTCTCCACGAGAAGCCCCATGATTTCTCAGAATTGCTCTGGAGTTTAATCTGGCTGTCTTAACGGCCAATTGCATTCCAGCTTCATTAGGTGTTTTGTTTCCTTTTCTAGAATTACATGGCTTACATGCAGTCACGAGATTTTCCCAAGAAGATTCCCCGCCTTTAGAACGAGGAACAATGTGATCTAATGTTCCGTTAGAAGTTGACAATTTGGTTTTGCAATACTGACAAGTCCAGTTGTCTCTTGCGAAAATGTTTCGCTTTGATAGTCTGTAGATCCGGTTGGGGATCTTGTAGAAATTTAACAATCTCACAACAGAAGGGACAACGAATTCTGTTGCTACGCTTTTCCAAATTTCTTCTGTGTATTTTTCAGCAATTGCGACACCACGAACAATCAGTTTAATCGCCTTGCGTGGCGACACTGTTTGAATTGGTTCATACGCTGAATTTAAAACTAGGACTGACATATAAAATTGGTCCTCCCGCCAGGACTTGAACCTGGAATTTGCACTAATCTGGTGCCGATGCTGGAGTATAAGGCCAGTGTTTTGCCAATTAAACTACAGGAGGATTATTCCTTAAGAATCTAGATACTCATCATACATATGAGCATGTTTGGAATTTAAGTTATTCAAGAGCTTGAAATCTTCTACTGACCCAGGGTCCACAGATTCCTGGATTCGCATCGCTTCATCCAGAGAAACCCAGAGGATAGAATGTTTCCAGTGGGTTGCTTCTCCCTTGCTCTTGTTAATTGCCCAACCATTTTCTAATAGAAAATTTACAGTGTTATCTGAACTCATATTACTTTACCACTCGTAAGAGAATAGTATCCTTATTAATCCTTCCATTTGTCTTTAAGAAACCAGTCGTCAAAGAATCAAAAACCTTCCGAAGAGGAACCTTGCCTGCCGTCATTACTTCAGGTACAGTTACCTCAGGCTTCCGCAGCTTCTTAGACTTAGTTTCTTGTTCATTGATATTTAGTAATGTTGAACCTTTGACTGCAAGACCAGAATCCGAAACATAGTTGGTAAGAATCCGATATTTGACATTGTAGACCCAGAGAGAAGTGGCTCCAACAAGAATCGTCGGATCGATAGATTCCAACTTTAATTCCTTAAATTCTTGGAGGAACTTTAGCCTCTTAACCATTTTCTCCGGAGTGACTGTTTTTTTCTTGCGAGGCTTACGAGAGACAGAAGAGATAGGAGTTACCTTCGAAGAAACAATCCCTTCCAGAAGTTCAATGAATTTCTCCTTTTCTTTCTTGGAGAAATTAGAATATCCTTCGGCTAATTCAGGATCAGTCTTAGATGCAATTAATTCATCTAGCATCTTCTGCATCTTGACCTGGATTATCTCCTGAGCTTCTTTGCTGGGTCGAGAAGTGCGAACCCAACTCGCATAATCAAACTTAACAAACTTGTTTTGAATAAAGCTGTCGATGATAAGGTTAATCTCAGTTAAAGATTCTGAGATCTCTTTCGCTGCGACGGCTTCTTTGTAAGCGGCTTTGGCTGCAGCGGCATCCTGAGTTTCTTTCTGGATGCGGTTTGCTTCTTTCATGATCTCTTCTTTAAAGGAAGTTAGCTTCTCATCGAACTCTGGAGTGTGTACACCACGCATCCAAAGACGAGCGATAGTTCCAGCAGTCATAAAGAAAGAATCCGAGACTAGAGAAGCAGCCTTGAAATCTGCTCCGATCTCCTTTAGATAATCAAGAAACCAGTTCTTCTTGTCGTCCTTTGACGCTGTGAAGGAGTACCAATTTAAAGCACTACCAATATTAGTAGTGTCTGGTTCTTTACCATACATCGCTTCCAATTCATTAGCGATACGCATCTTAATATTCCTTTTGCTCTCCCCATTCTTTACCACAGGCATATCCAGCCATATAGGCTGAGATCTCTTCTTCTGTCAAGACTTCTACACGTTTGCGTCCTACGTCATCCAACCACTTATGAGGACCCGGTCCTCGACCATAATAATAGTCTGCCCTACCACGATCAAACGGAGAACCATGATAATCTTCGTATTCGATGCCGTTGAAAACAGTCATATAGATATTATACCTTATCTAGTGGGAAGAGTCAACTAAAAGTTACGACTGAAAAATCCTAATGAAATCGTAGGCGCAGTCCAGGATTCCCTCTTCGCCAGAGGAATGCCCACGGTCATAGGCTGCATAAGACACCTTGGACAAATACTGGGCGGGCACTCCTTGCAGAGTTAGCCAAAGATCAAAGTCCTGATAGAAGCTGCGATTCTTGTAATCCGGATTATTCCGTTCCCAACGATAGTATCCGTTGCGTACATCCTTTTCAAAATCGCCAGTCTTGATCATCATGGTCTCCTT